TCTAGGGATAATTTGACTGCTTCCTGTCTTTTCTTAGCTTTACTTGCTTTGATGTCTTCTTCTTCAGTTTCATCATATATTACATGTGTAGCTTCAGGATACAATCCTTTTTCCCAATCTTTCATACTATTTGCTACATACTTACTAGCCTTAAGCATTTTAACTTTGACAAATTCAAGGGCAATCTCATCATTTAAAATCATGGTTGCATTTTCCAATTTAACTCTCCCCATCTTGCTATTCCAGAAAGGATGTGGGTCATCTTGATTGAAGGTACTTGATAAGTCTACATTTAACTTCTTTTGATACTCTTCTACTTCTTGTTCAGTTAATCCAGTTGCATAACCACCTGTTATGTGGTCATATAAGGCTTCTATTGTATGTGGTTGTGTGAAAGCTTCTTGCTCTTCTTTACCATGCCATTTTGGGATGTTCAATGGTCTAATTTCTACTTTTGACATAATTATACTTTTAAGTTAATTCTTTTATTTTATACTTGTTTCACTATATGTTAAAGAACGTGTAATTGATTTTTAAATCTTCTCTGATTTTAAAATAAAGTCAGGAGCAATCAAGCCCCTGACTCTAAGTTGTTCCTTACTTAGTTTCTAGAAAGGATTAATTCACCACATCTTCCGATGTCTTCTACGTGTATACCACATTGTTTTTCAACGTGCATCTCATAGAAGTTACCAGAGTGACTCATTAACTTCCCATCATTAGGTCCATAAGGATTGGTTAAACCAGCAACATACCCAAGTTTATAGGATTTGTTCTTGTTTACAATTCTACAGTTTGAGCTTTTACCTTCACCTGAGAAGTCTAAGAAAGTAATTCTCTGAGACTCTAATGGGTATCCAGTAACAGGGTCAATTTCAAAGTTGATTTCTCTATCATCATAAAGAGGATTGTGAACCAATTCCAGCTCAGCCCCGTTAGCCATTCTGTATTTAGTAAACTGATAACCTGCAGACAATGAATTTTCATTGTATGGAGAGCTACCTTTTTGTAGGAACAAGTCTTGAACAACTTGTATAAATCCTGTTTTTTGTGCCCAATCCTGAATAGCTCTATGGAAGTTAATCATTCCATACTCTCCAGAATATCCTTTAATCTTTCTAGCAGCTCCTGGCTTAACTCTAGAGTAGAAGATACCCATCAAGTAATCTTCAATTAACCTTGCAGTTAAGTGAGAATAACGTTGAACATGAGAGTCTTCTAACATCTCTTGTAATCCTGGACCTGTTCTGATTGGTCTACCATTGGCAGATAACACTGTATCTGTACTTCGTGAGTACCAGAAACCTCTTTCAAGTTCTCTGTACCACTGTTGCCAGTATTCTACTTCAGCATACTTCACCCATGAATCATGGTATGTTCCCATTGAATCAGGGATTTTCACTGCTAATACCTCATCATGAGCATCACCAGTTACTTTGTATTTCTTTCTGAATCTTGACATTCTGTTTGCCAAGGTGATTGGCAAAGCATATACTGTGCTACCTGACTGAGTTTCAGCTTCTGCATATTGAGAGTACAATTTACCCCATTGAGTTCCAGGCTTAAAGTAAGCTTGTGGGACAAATGCCTGAGGATTGTCTGACATAAGTCTAATGGTATAAACATACCCTTTGCCATGTGCAACTCTTTCCTCTTGTACTCTACATTGGTACTTTTTATTAGTAGTTCCTGGAGTTATGATATCTCCTGGCTCATACCAATTTTCATCCAATTTAATTTTAAAGGTAGTTTTGTACTGACCTTTAGTTGTGTTACCAGAATCAACATCTTCTAAAACCACAAGTGGTCTAGTGTTAGCTGCTTTCATATCCCATTCCCATACTGAGGAATTGGTGTTTTCTTGTCTGCCTTCTTTAATAGCCATTGCTGTTAAAGGATTATCTGAGTATCTTTCAGCCGTAAAAAGCTGTCCAATTTTAGACTCAAATTTGTCTGGCTTTGCAATTAATGCTTTCCCCAAGTGATTGAGTTCAGTCATGTTTGCATGCCAAGGCATCTGCTTAGTTATAAGCTTACTACCTACTACTCCGTTTGCCATAATTTAATTTTTAATTAATTAATGTTTTAAAAGTCTATATCTGATAGACTTCTTGTCTTTCCAGTTCTTCCTGAACCTGAGGGTTTAACTGAGGTTCTCTTTCTCTGGATGTCACTCTTTAACTTCTTTGTTCTTGTGGTATCAGCATTATTGATAATACTACTAACATCAAAGTCATTCTGTAAAAGCTGAGCTAAAATTAACATCTTCTCTGGGTCCCTAAGAGCTGTTCCTAGTTTACTTTGCATAGGTGTTATGTACTTATTCTTCCCTGCTTTTACAGTGTTTTTAGTGATAAAAGGGAGTAGACTCTTTTTACTTTCTTTAGTAAATATAAAGTTGTCCACTTGGTCTGTGTTGTCCAGAGTTTCTTGGACACTATTAACAAAAGCTTTTCTTCCCTCCTCTGCAGCTTTATCTGCTTCTTGAGCTTGCTTTGCTAAGTTCTCTTTCTGAGCTTTATCAGTATCTTTAATCTTTTGGTCAAATTTTTGTGCATACTTTTCTAGTTTGCCACTATCTTTAAGCCACTCAATCTTATCATCTATATCCTCTGCTTCATCTTTTTCCACATTGGCATAGTAATATCTGCTGACCTTTTCTTGATAGCTCTCATCATCTAAGTCTCCTGTAGGAGCCCCAACTGATTGACCATAAACTTTAAAGAAGTCTGAAGTGTTTCCACCTTCTTTCTTAAACTTTAAAAATGCTGCTGCATCTCCATCTAATTCTTGAAAAAAGCCTTCAAAAGCTTCATCTACCCTTGATTCTATCTCTAAATCTTGTAATTCAATGAACTTATCTTCTGTCAACTCCTCATCTTCTGGGAGTTCTATATTCTGAAAGATACCATCTTCTTTCATTTTAGCAGCGATAGACTTGTAAGAGCCATCATCTACTACAGGTATATTTTCTTTTTCTTTACTAGGAGTGGCTTTATCTTCTTCGGGAACTACTCCAAAAAAATTAGCATCTTCCTCTTCCTCTTCTTCATCAGATTTAGGAGCATCATCTTTCTTGACTTCTCCTACAACTGTCTCTACTTCAGGGATTATTGCTGTATCTTTTATTCCGAAGAAATCATCTCCTCCATCATCCCACTCGAACTTTTCTAGTGCTTTATTTCCTTCTGCTGCTGCTATTGTTTCTTCTACAGGCTTTGTTTGGGTACTTGCTTCTTCTGGCATGTTATGTAAATTTAAGTATTAATATTAACTTATTTTAAGTTTCAATCTTAACTATTAGAAATTGTCCCTAATAGCTAAATCAATTACTTGACTTTTTATTACTTGCTGCTATCTTCTTCTTTTCAATAGCATTCTTCTCTTTATTCTGTTTTTTATCTTCTTCAAACTTTTTCTCGTCTAAATCTTGCTTTCTAGTTTTAAGGTTTGCATCCACCCCATCTTTGTATACTTCGTATACATCTGGAGTACCATCATTGTCCCTATCCTTGTCTTCATTAAAGCCCATAGATAACATAGCTTGTTTTTGTAAATCAATAACACCTTTAGCAGCAATTTGCTCAAGTTCATTCTTGTTAAGAATATCCATTTTTTCTCTTTCCCAAGCTCTTGCTTTTTCTTCATTTTTACCTTGAGCTTCAATAGCTTGCAATTGTTGTTGTTGTACTTGTGCAGCCATTTCATTTTCTCCTTGTTCTAGTAACTCTTCAGCTTCTTGTATTCCTTCACTTCTTACTACCTTAATAACAGCAGACATTTTAATAGCATTATTCTGTTGTGCAGCATGAGCAAGTTGTTTAACAAGTTCTACAGATTCATGTGCATTAGATGCATTAGTTACAAATACTCCAAAAGTAGAAGAATCTAATAAGCCTCCATCTATCTTAAGCATCTCTACAGACAGGTCATCATTAGTAAAAGTAATAAACTCATCATCAGAATCAGAGTAACTAATTTTACACTGTTCTACTAAAGCTTGCAATACATTTCTCTTTACATGATTATGCAAATCAAAGTAAGGCTCTAGTATATTACTGGAAGCTTGTTGATTAGCT